ATTTTCACCAGCAGAAATTGAGATTTTATTACACTGTTACACCTCTCCCGAAATACATCCAAGAATTGATAGTCCAGGTGTGAAATCGGGTTTAGCCAATTTGGAGATGTGTCTCCTTATTGAACCGCAAGTTTATATGTCAGGAATTGACACTACAAATTTGAGCACACATAGAACAACTGAACGTGGGGCCGCACATATTAAACAATTGTGTAGTCTACCTTTACCTAAACAAGTATGGGCCGATCAAAATGGAAGAGTTATTGAATGAAAAAATTTAGACTAACTGAAGACCACATTAAACTACTGAGAAACATGTATGTTGGGTGGGGTTATAGTGAAACTGGTGCTCCCGAAATTGATCCTAAACGACCTTATGGTAACAGTGATGTTAATGGTGACATTCATAAGATCTTAACGGGAGAGAACCTTTCGCCAGATAGTGATGTTGATTATGATGAGTTACACCGGCAAACCGAAACTGCACTGCAAATTGTTTTACGTGTTGGAAAGTTTGAGCCTGGCGTTTATGTCTGTGATACTTATCGAAGTAATTGGAGATTGGAGTCAAGAGAAAACCATAAAAGTGCAGAACATAGAGGCAGTGGTTTACTGTATTATTCAGAAAACCTTAATGCTGAAGAGCGTATTGCAGCTTGTATTGAGAACGAGTTATATCATGGAGGAAATCATATGGCGGCAGCAACTGCCATAGTTCGGGATATTAACCTTGGCTATATTAAAGTTTGATAAAACTAATCTTAGTAGTAAAACAACAAATTGCGCCCAACTAAACAAGATATTGATAACTTTTTAGAAGAGTATAATACTCAAGAAAAAGCAAGAAAATTTCTGCGTGAAGCTGGATTTATTGATGAAAATGGAAAGCCCACTAAACCTTATAGGAAAGAAAATGAAGAATAAAACAGTTACAATTTCAACTCATCCATTGCGATATGGCAATGAAAATGTAACAGAAGCATTTGAGACAAATAAAATCGGTTTTGAATTAGAAGTTAGAACCGAAACTTATAGACATAGTGATATTCTTGATTTGGAAACAGTTCTTAATTTGAAAAACCAAATTGAAAATGCTCTTAAAAGTTATGATGAATTTATGAACCGTTGTTTATGAAAACCAACTACACCTATACTTATTCAGAAGAAGACTTAAACGCTTAAGGATATAGTTAGAACGCCTTTTCTCTGGTGTGGACTTTTTAGAAGAAAACTTCTCGGTAGTTCTACCTTTCCAATTTAATCCAATACCTGGCTCGCTTTCAAGATGAATTACTACTATTTCCGGTAGTAATTCTCTTTTTTGTCTGGGCCATTTTTTGCAATGAATAACATCGGTTCGGTCGGCAAAACCATGTTTATTTGGGTACGTGAATACGTTCGATTTTAGAGGATTCCATAGTTGAAAGTAGCCAATAGGCTCATACCCGCCGTGGTGTGTCTTATATTCACACAGTCTTACACCAACCGGAAATTGTGTCAAATGCACAAATATCCAGGCATCTTGTATAGGTTTAGGTGAATTTTGAAACTCTTGCCATTCATCAAAACTCGGACACATTAATCTATCTGCTCCGTAAATCTTAGTGGAATCAAGAGGAAGATTTTCTAAAATAGATCTAGTCTGTGGTGGTAAATAAATATCGGCATCTAGATGTAGCACCCAACCGTTTTGATCTAAATGTCTGAGACCTTCGTTGATACCTCTTCCCTTGTTGAATGTATCTCCATTCTCATAAAAGGCATTGGTCTGAACACACATTACGTTATAGTATTCACAAAGTCTTTTGGTCTCTAGGTCTTCGAAATCGGTTACAACAACCAATTTGTCAAACTGATTTTTGGTGCTAGGTAAAGTATGAGCTAAAAAATCTGAATAGTTTACGCAAACTATAACTGCTTCTAATTTCATTGTAATATCCAATCCTACAAAATTATTTATGAATCTTAGACAATTAATACAGAACAATTGGGAAGGACGGGCATTTGTAAAAATTGCCGCCAATAAAGAGTACAGAAAGGAGATTGAAGATAAGACTTCTTTTTTAGATTCTTATTATGAATGTCTAAAACTAAAGCAGAGAGCTTATGTTTTGTTGAATGACCTATCAGAAGAACAACTGCCTTATTGTAAATGCGGGTGTGGCAGAAGAGCTAGTATTAATAGATTGGCAGAAAAAGGGTTTAGTGATTATTTTAATGAGGAATGTCATAGAAGAGCCTCCAAGATTTCTGATGATGCTCTGGCGAAACTTTCCGATAGAGAATGGTTATTTGAGCAGAGAATAGTTCTTAAGAAGGCCATTGAGACTATTGGTGAAGAATTGGGTGTGTCATATGTTCCCGTAAAAAGGTGGCTCAAGATTCATAATATTGATAATCTGGTTGATGCAAGAAGAAGAAATGCGGCTGCTACCGAAATCTTTAATGATAAAGAAAAACTTGAGAATCTATACAACTCTGGACTGACTTGCGGGGCTATTGCCGAGAGTCTTAATAGCTCTAAGGGGGCCGTTTCAAGATGGCTTGTGTATCACGGTATTGAAAGAAGAGCGCCAAACTCTTATGAAAGAACCATTAATAAAGTCAGTGGCGAAGAGAGGGAACTTATTGATTTTATTGAAGAAATATACTCAGATGAGATTTTGACTTCTAATCGTTCGGTTCTTAACGGACGAGAACTTGATGTTTATTTGCCGAAACATAATCTGGCCATTGAATATGACGGGCTTTATAGTCATTCTTATAAACCTTGGGCTGAAAGTGAAAGTTTAATTAAAGGACCGAACTATCATTTATCAAAAACTCTTGATTGCGAAAAACGGGGTATTCAGTTGATTCACGTTTTTAGTGATGAATGGAACTATAGGCAGAATATCGTTAAGTCAATTCTTAAAAGTAAGCTAGGTATTAACGAAAAAATTTATGCCCGTAAATGTAATGTTGTTGATGTAGATATTGATAGTAAGAATAAGTTTCTGAATGATAATCACATTCAAGGCGAAGATAAGTCTGGAATTAAACTTGGCCTAGAATATGATGGCAATTTAGTATGTTTAATGACCTTCAATAAGTCTAGATTTAATAAGAATTATGAGTGGGAATTAGTGAGATTTTGTAATGCTGGTGGTCTTAATGTTGTTGGTGGATTTAGTAAATTGCTGTCTTATTTTAGGCATGAGTATTCGGGATCTATTGTTTCTTATGCTGATAGGCGATACTCTAACGGGAATGTTTATTTTAAGAACGGGTTTGAGTTGAAACGTGTTAATAAACCTGGGTATTATTACGTTGATAAAAATTATTTGGTTCGTCATAATCGCATGAAGTTCCAGAAGAAACTTATTGGTGCTTATGATTGTACCGAATATGAAAAAGCCCGAGAGATGGGTTTTAATAAGATATTTGATTGTGGTAGTTTGTGTTTTGGGTTGAATTATGTTTCAGAAAAATGATGAACGTGTTTATGATGTTAGATCGGACTATTACGTCTACCATCTTATTAATCCATTAAGTTGGTCTCCTTTTTATATTGGAAAGGGTAAAAAATGGAGGTGCTATCAACATCTTAGCGCCAGGAACAATTATTCACACAATAAGCGGCTTGGTGGATATATTAGGAATCTTAGAGCTGCTGGAATTGAGCCCGTTGTTATTAAGATATGTGAGGGAATGAATGAAGAAGCTGCTTATATTTTAGAAGAGCAAGAAATTCTTAAATATGGCCGCAAAGGATTTGATGAATGTGGCATTCTTATGAATATTTTTATTGCCAATAGGCCAGAGAAAAGAATTGGAAGTGATAATGGATTTTATGGTAAAACTCATAGTGATGAAACAAAGAGAAAGATAAGCGTGGGTAATACTGGAAAAGTTCGCTCGCCAGAAACTAGAAAAAAGATGAGTATCTCACATATGGGTAAACCAAAATCAGATGAACATAAAAGAAAAATAGGAGATAAATCAAGAGGGCGAATACCAAAAGAAGAAACTAAACAGAAACTTAGAGAGTATAACTTAAGAGAAGATGTATTAAAAAGAAATATTGAATCAAAACAAAAAGAATGGATTGTTATAAATCCTGATGGTGTTGAAGAGTTTGTTGTAAATTTATCTGATTATTGTTTAGAAAATGGATTAAGTAGAAGTAAGATGTATTCGGTTGCTTCTGGTAACAGGAAACACCATAAGAAGTATAAATGTAGAAAAGCTGATAGCCAATAAAAAAGAGGGTCATCAGGACCCTCTTATGATAAATGTCAGCGTTTGCTCACATTAAGTTGGCCACGCGGGCGCGGCGGTAGTAACGATTGGAGTTAATCTGTAGTCTACCTAGACCTTGTTCAGTACCTTCAGCAAAGGGATTAGCGACCAAACCGTAGCGAGTCTTAAACCCGATACGAGGAGTAAATGTGTCCTGACCTACGGCACGAACCATTTGTAGCGGCACATATGGCGCATAGAACAAGCCAGCGTCAAATGGACTAGATCCCTTATAACCTACCACATAATATTGATCTGCGCTAACGCTAGCTGAATAGGGATCAATATAAACGCGCCATTTACCCATAAGAACGCCAGCAAAGGTATTGCCGGTATCATCAACATTAAGGTTAGCATTAAGAGCGGGAGTATAGTCAAGTACACCAGCCATAGTAAGCGCAGAGGCTACGTCGGCAGAGCACATGATAACATTACCCTTTCCGCGACGAGTACGTTGAGCAATAGCATTGGCATCGCGCTCAATTTGGAACAGAAGACCCTTGAACTTCTCAACAGACCAACGACCATTGGAATCAACATCAAGGTCAAAGATACCAGGAGTAGCAACGTTTACGGCAGCACCCTGTTCGGCAACCTTATAGATTGTACGAATAACTTCGCGGTTGATTTCAGTTAGAATTTCAGTAGAGAGAATGTTGGCAAGTTCAGCTTCGGCACTAGCACCGTGAATGGCCTTAAGATCTTGAGCAAGTTCAAGAGTGTATTCAGCCTTCAGGGCACGGCTCTTGGCCTCAACAAGAACCTTCTCAATGGAGAAGCTCATTTCGTTGAATTGGTCGCCAGCAGCATAACCAAGGGCTTCTGCATCACCAGTACGCATACCTTGACCGACTTGATAGGCGGTAGAAGATGCAGTACCAACGGGATTCAACAGGCCAGGGTTAAAGCCAGCATTGTTGCTATTGGTTGTACCCATACCAACTGCAGCATTAGTAAACCCGGCATTAACATTGAAGCCGCTATCTTGGCCAGAGAAAGTGGTATCTACTTCGTTGTAGAATGTTTCGGTGCCGAATTGATCTTTATAGCGTGAGCGCATTGCAAAGATTAGGCCGGTAGGACCGGTCATCGGTTGAACGCCAGCTAGATCATATGCGACCAGATTAGGCATTGACCGACGAATCAGTGAGATAAGTACAGGGTCAAAACCAGCAACAGGGCCGGCTGCATTAGCACTACCACTAAAACCACCAGTAGCACCAGCGGCATTACCGTAGGTTGTTTCAAATAGAGTACCATTTGAAAAGCTTTGATCTTCGCGGAGAGAAATTTCTTGATTTTCTAGAAGTTGAGCAGTAACCTTTTTGCGGTGAGAATCCTTGATAGGATCTAGACCGTCATAGTTAAGAAGAGGAGCCCACTTTTCCAGCAATTGTTCTTGATTCAACATTTGCATTTGATTTTTACCTTTTTGTAGTTTTGAATTTGAGTAATATTAAAATCAGATTTTGGAGAACATATTAGCAACCTTAAGATAGCCTTCCATAGAATTAGAGACTGGCTCTTGATATTCGTAGGCTTCTGACAGATCGGTTACAGTGCTCCTGGTTGCTCTATGAGTTGGGAAATAAGATTCCCTAAGAGTTTCCAACTTATCCCTATAAGTTTGTTCACCTTCAAACTCAACACTTTCAGCAAGTGTGGCGAGCTTCTCCTTCTGAGTGACGGCTAATCCTTCAGAAACATCATCAAGAATTCTATCTGCAACAGACTCAGAGAGTCTTTGGTTTAGACGAACATTCTTTTCAATTTGCTCGTTGAGTTTTTCTTCCATTTCATCTAGTTTTTCTACCATTCCTTCCAGAACGTCATACTTTTCTTCAGGCATTTCCACATAATGTTGTTCACAAAGTCCCTTAAGACCTTCTAAGAAAGATTCGGTTACTTTAACCTTGATACCGGTCTCCACTTGAAGACGGTTTTCCTCTAGCCATTCTTCTGATACATAATCCAGATAAGCATCTACTCTTTCTTCAAGTTCTTCCTTGATTGCTTGTACTTCTTCCTTAAGAGCGATTTCATACTTGACTTCAAGAGCTTCTTTGAGTTGATTTGCTCTAGTCTTAAGAGCAGCCTCAAAAATAGTGCGAGCTTTTTCTTGGAACTCTTCAGAAAGTTCTTCACCTTCCATAAGAGCATTTACATCTTCATCTACATTGAAGTCTTCAACATAGATTTCTTCTTCTAGCTCATCTTCTACTTCTTCATCTTCTAGCTCTTCGCCCTCTAGTTCCTCATCTTCTAGAACTTCTTCGTCTTCATCATCTAGAGATTCTTTAACCGCACCGGATGTCAACTTGGGCATGGATTCGGCAGACTTTGCCTTGCGGTTGACTACATCCTTTACTACAGAAAGGCGAGCGGATGGATCCTTAAGTTTTGCTGAATCATCATCATTCTTATAGTTTTCAGGAGTAGGACCGCCCAAGTCTTCCCAACCTACAGTTTGACCAGGAGGAATATTGCCAGACAACTTTTGCATTGGTTCAGCGGGCTTAGCACCGCTATTCACTGCAGTTTTTGATTGAGAATTCTTGGCATCCATATTGAAATCTTTTTATTGGTAATCTATGTTTATTTAGTAAAGTAATTGTTTTCAGATGTTACTTAAGAAATGATTGAATAGTTCTAATTTCTTTTCTTCTAATTGGTGAGATTGAACTAACTTGTTGATAGTCTTTTTAGTATTCTCAAGTAACCATTCTTTCTTTGTTACATCAAAGTACCATTCTTTGCCTTCCATTATTCCATTAACAAATGCAGTAGTACAGGAAGGATCGTGAACAATATCTGCGACAGTTGAGAACATTAGGTCATCGCCTACGATGTTTACTCCTTCATTGGTAGATCTTAAAGAACCAACTGCTCTTGAGGAAACACCAAAAACAACACCTTCTTCGTGGAGGTTTTTTACGATGTTTCCCATTGGGGTATTAACAATTACGGCCTTTCCTATAAAATTATTACCTTCTCTTTGGAGAGATGTAATCTTATGGGATACTCTATCATAGTTAATCGTCGGCGCCGCCGGATGATTTAATTCCCCTACGGCCCTATTTTGCTTAACAAAGTTCTCAATATAATAATTTACGGCACTATTAAGAGTCTGGATCGGATAAACTCTTCCATTTCTATTTTTAGTTTCAGCCTGACAAAAAACTCCTTCAATATACAATTTCTTCTTACCATTTACGCTTTCAGTAAGCATTTTCACATCTTGAGCTTCTTCGGTAATGAGTTTCATTAAAATTGCTTAATACTATAAATTATTTAGTTGTTGGGTTGATTATAGTAATCCAACAATTAAAGAAGTGTCCTGTTTTATTTTTGATAGTGCCCCTTCTGATGGAGTTAAAGGTGTGGATCCACTTGTGGGGATTCCGAGGACTGTACGAATGGCTGATTTTTCTCCGGCTGTCCAATCTCCGCTTCCACCACCAGAGGAATTGACGACGGTGCTTGCGGCGGATTGAATGAGCAGAACTTGGACTCCGGGACTATACGCAATCGGGTCTCCTGCTGGCCCTCCAACGAGATTTCCTCCGGCGACTCTGGCAATATAGTTTCCTGTTGTGAAGCGAAGTTGCCAAATCCCCAATAATTCGACGGTGAGACCGACTTGAACCCCTGGCCCGAGTTCAACGAGTCCTGTTCCTGCTGCGATTCCTTCATAGATAATTCCCTCCTCGCTTGCTTGAGCTAATTTTATTGCAGTGTAAAGCGTTGTGCAGTCAACATCGTTGACGCCACTATCTACGTTGATAAGCGAATTTTGAAAATCAAATGTAAACGGGGCCGAATAAAAAGGCATTTCTTATACATCACTATTACGGCTGGCATTGACGCTACCTCCTGCTGCCGTTACCGAGAGCAGAGTATTGAATGGAATAATCGGAGAGACACCTGTGCCATTTCTCACATCCACTCTCACGGTGAAATTTGCGGAAAAGATAAAAGTCACACTTTCACTGGTTCCAGAAGAAACCTTGTCAATATAAGGAACGAAAACATCATCTGCAGTTACAATGTTTGATGCAAGACCCGGAGATAAGCCAGAGAATGTCTTGGTTCCAGCATTAAACGATGTGTAAGTGTAACGTAGATTTTTAATGCGAATTACTCCGGAAGATGGAGTGTCAGTCTTAATTGATTCAACTACTTGAATTGAAGTTGCACCACTAGATGCTGCTACAGGAGTATATTCATCCTTGAGGATACCCCCTGAGCCATTCTCTCTTGCGGCTAATACTCGATCTCCCGCCACAAGATTGCCCAACGTGATTCCGATTATTGTAGGTGGAACTTGGCTGGTTCCATCGTGTGCTATTAGCTGATATTTTGTAGCTTCTGCTGGTAAAACTCCAGTTAACCACCAACCCTGAGCAACGAAGAATGTTCCCCCTGCAAAAGTTCCAAATGGAGCAGATGGAATTTCAGTGTAAGCCGAGTTTAGAACTCTGTATCGCCAACCTGGAATACTGTTAAGTGTGGTGGTGCTATTTTCTCGTGTAATATATTGTAAATACTGATAAGCCTCTTGTAGTGTGCAAGAATTAGATAAGGCAATAGTACCCTTGTATAATTTGGAACCGTTTCCATTTCCCAAATCTTGGTTTGTATCGCCAAAAGTAACTGTGACCTTACTAGACAATAGAGCGGCGTTGACTTCTGATAACACAATGTTAGAATCGAGTGCCGTAGATAGAGCCGCATTAGATTCGCCCCCAGCCGCAAGGTTTACGTCAAAGTGTGAATAAGACTGTCCCCATTTTCGTGAAAAAGCTGTAACGTTACCCGAATCAATCAGGGATCCACCCATACGAACCTTTACTAAAATCTGAATGTGTCCGTTAGACCAAAATGTGGTGAGTTTAGAGCCGCTCTGCACAACATAAACCGGTGATGCTGATACTATACCACCGATGGTTTTTAGGCCGGAATACTGTACTGCAGCACTCTGCTGTTTGATAGAACCAAAGTTTATAAATTGTGCTGCAGTGTCATCAAGGTTAAACGCCACCGAACCATCGGTCAATAGGTTAAGCCTTGAGGCTACTGCTCCGTCACGAGGACCATCCAGTTTAGATGGGTTGGGTGCTAAAATGTCTAGTAAATCGTTGCCGGATGCTGCTGCATCGTCGGCTAAATCTTGTAGCCACTCGTGTAGAGCTAGTACCGTATAAACCTCCGTACTGGCTCCGGCCTGGCGGCGAACATCTCCAGTGGCCGAAATTGTAAAGTCTGTTGCAATAGGCATAGCGGTTCTCTTTTACTGATCGGATTCTTGTAGGGCGACAACGTTTGTCGTTGCAGTTGGAGAAATGGATACTTGGGTTATCCAAGGCTTATATGCAGGAATACTGCTCGCATTTCTGGCCTCAATTTTTACAGACCCAGTATATTGAAAATCAAAGTTTAGGGTCGTGCCATCACCACAAGATGCCTGTTGTAACAGGCCGCCAGTATCTGCTCGTGTTACTTTTACCCGAGTTTGTGGTATAAGATTAGTTATGTTAACTAAAGATCCTGGTAGAGGATGTTGAATTTGTTGGGATGTTGCATCGGTTTGAATAGACATAGAGAGAGCAGTTAACAAGGTTGTTGTTGCAGCTATTATCGGGTATGTGCGTATTTGTAGTAGGTATCCGTTTGCTGCAGTAACTGCAACATTGACAGGAGAAAATGTGATAAATTCTTGAGTGCCGACGTTGCTCGTGAAGTTATTAGAACATGTGATCACGTCTCCGGATATGTTAGTGACCGTTGTATTTTGTGGTAGTCTAAAAGAACCCGTCTGAACAAAGTCGCCGACTTGCGGCTGGCGGGTGAGTGCCGTTCGATCCGCCGTGTTAACCGTGACCGTATTCGTCCCGCTTGTCCCGCCACTTGCCCGGCGCACAGTGTTTGCCAAGAAAGCCCACGATCCGCCAAAACCCGACCCTGTATCGATCTTGTACTCAAAGATTAGGTTTTGGCAATCCGTACCTAAAACCGCGCAGCCACCCGCGAAAGCAGTGTGGCCGTACATCTTATAGGGGGTTGTCCAAGTCACCACGTCAGTCAGGCGCGAGATAACAACCGAGCCGGTGCCGTTAAACCCTGAGCCTGTGCCGAGCGTGAAAGAGCACTGCGCCGCCGATACAACAGAGGGTTCGTTGGCGCTGATCGTTATGCGGCCCGTGGTGGTTGAGTTATAAGCGTCGTCCCAATGGGAACCCGTACATACTGCGTTTGCCCCGCGCTGGTTTGTCCACCGCCCCCCACGAGAGTTGATGTTGGCCGTCGCCATAGTTTGCGGCGTTGCCCCATCACCCCAGACATCAAACAGATTCAAAACCGGGTTGGCGGGAACCGTCGAAACCACACCGAGGCGGAGGTTTGTTGTGTAGACGCGCCGCACTTCGGCTGTTGTTCCCGCAGCGCCTTGCGTGAGTACAGCCCCGCAAGGATTTACAGTGCCAACGTCTAACGGGGATGTCGGACTGCCGATATTCTTCAGCACAAGGTTGGCAATAAATCCGGTCGTAACCACGTACTCCTTAAAGGGGTGATTGTTTGCCACCCCCGGAAATGGGAGGATATTGTCAACCGTGATGTTTGTCCCCTGCACCCCGATTGCCGTAGAATTTACAGCCGTAGTTGTGCCGATCATGTAGTCACAATACGTCAGATTCTGGACAAGAAAGTTTTGCGCGTTGAATGTCGCACTACCGCCAATAGCTGTGCAGTCCACAAATTCCCCGCCCGCAGATTGCACCTGCGCGACGGATCCATGAGAGGGGCTGCGAACTGCCTTACCTTGGTTAGGTCCGATGGATTCAAAACTGGTGCGATAGGAGTTAATGTTTGCGCACGCAGTAGCACTATATGCTGGCAAGCCCCCGCCGCGAGTCACTATGCGACTGTCGAACATATATGCGTTGGCGGCGTTCTGATGGCCATAGGCCGCGTTAGTTGCCAGTCTTGTGTAAAGCGTCGGGGCGATGCAGACGTTTCTGATTTCCGAGTTGAAGTTGAGCAACGAGATCACGAGGCTCCAACCTGAGTTCTGGACTTTCCAAGAGGTCGGGGCATTGCCGTTAAGGGCCCAATTACAAGACACTTTGTCAAAATCTATAACAGCGTTCGTCACACCAAATGCGTAGCGGGAACTTCCGAAGAAAGACAAGTGCTGCGCGGTGTAATCACCCGGCGAAGACGTTCCGAGGATAATGTTTGGAATGCGAATAGCGCAACCGCTTGCGGGTTTCAGGCCAGCGTTGTTTGACCCGCGCTTGGCAAGTTGAATGGTTCCAGCAAAGGGGTCCGAGTAAAAGAACTTGCCCCGAGCATCTGTCGAAATGAAAGCGTGTGTGGCCTGTTTGACGGTCGAAAACCCAAGGATGATGCCTTGCCCCGTGTCGCCGATGTAGGTCGGCAAGCCGGTTGTATAGGTTGGGGTTGCCGAGTCGGCGATTGCCACGAAACTTCTCAGATCGCCAGTAACATGAGTCAGCGTCACATTGACTTGATAATAACCGCTGCCCAATGATGTGATTGAGGAGGAAACACCCGTCGGGCTACCGACACTAGGGTTGGCGATAATCGTGCCAGCCGACAGGTCAACAAGCGCGCCATACCGAACAGCGCCGCCGTTGGTGGATATTTGTACCACGCACCATTGCCGTCCGTCAGATTTGACAATGGCTTCGTGTGTGTACGACCCGGCGTCCATTTGCGCGGATTGCAGGTTTATCCCGGTGACTAGGTGGTTGCCGTTTGCGGTCGTTTCCCGCAGCCTGTCGCCTGCCGGATAGTTTGCCGGTCCTGCCACTGCGTTACGTGTGATGGTGGCGTTTGTCAGCGCCCAGATGTCATTGTTCGGATACCAGCCGTTCCAAGCGTCTGCCGCGTTGGCCCACCACTCATAAACCCCCGACCCTGGGGATGTCTCGATCTGCACAGCCGGAAATTCATCCCGCACCGGCATTTGGATTGTCTGGTTGTCGGTGCCATCGGTTGCGCCAAGGGCGTACCAGTCGCCAGTGATCGGCACGCTTGCCAGACGGGGCATAAGCAAGATTCTGCCTGCATCCCCTACGACATGAATCCAACTCCGCTTGCCCGCATTGGCAGCAACAATCGTGGCACCCCCCGGCAGAGTGATTGTCTCACCCGCTTGGAAGTTCCCGGTCTTGGACCGCAGCTTGATGAATCCCGCCGCAGGCATGGCAGCGCCCGCTACAGCCGGGGTGAACGATCCGCTGGCCCATACATGGGTCAACTCGCCTGTCGAGCCGCTGGTGACGCCCGTGACGCCGTTGCTGCCCAGCACCGCCTGCGTAGGCACATTGCCGGAGGAAGAAGAAAACGGCACTTCCCATATTTGGGTTCCGTCAATCGCCACCACGCCGCCGAGCGTAGATGAAACAGTGATGTTTCCGAAGACCGCCGCTTGTTGGTTCCAGCGCGTGTCCGCGTTGATTGTCAGCGACCCGCCGTTGAGAAAGATGGTCTCACCATTGAGCAATCCGCTGATCGAAGCGGTGTCATAGTTGACGGCAGTTGTGATGGTTTGGTTAGCCATTTTATAGTATCACCTCTGATATATTAACGAGTCTTTCTTGGACATCATAAGTAAAAATCTTTCGCAGAGTTTGGGTTCCGCTTACGTGGTTGGATTGGGTAAGTTTACCGCCCACATCGTAAGTTAAAGTTTTTATGCTTCCATTGGAATATGTTAAAGATTCAACTCTTCCTTGTGCATTATAAACTATTGTTGGAGACTTTCCCGCAAATGGGTTGGTCTGCGATGTAATACCGGTTAATTCTGAACCGTCTCCCACAAATTTTGTGGCGGTTACAATTCCGGCATTCACGTTATTTATATTAAGATTGCCTAAAACTGCTACATTTCCTTTGAATTCAGTATTAGTTCCGGCAAAGCTAACGACAGTATCACCAGAGGATGATAAAATATTATTGCCGCCTATTCGTATCTTTCCGCTAAATGAAGTGATTCCTGTAATGGTTCCATTACCGATATAAAAGGAAGTTGGACTGTAAATTAGATGATCTGGGCTAATTTGAATGCTACTTCCAATTGATAAATTTTCAATTGATGGATTATAGGTTAAACCATAATTTGTATAAACTGTTTCTTTAGCTGCTGGACTATTATCCGAATCAACTAAAGTTAGATAGAGTGTTGCATTGGAATTATTACTTTGTGTGTAGATAGTGTATGCACTATCCGCCATAGGGTCTTGAATGGTGCTGACATTTATATCTTCTCCAGAATTGTCAAAAGTTAGTTGCAGAGACTCATCAGTAGTATTACTTTCGGTGTGGATATTGTAAACTCTATTTTCCCGAACTATGCTGACTGATCTAGAGCTATTTGGCTCAAAACGTACTCTATAACCTTCATTCATACTGATGAAGTATCCTCTACCATTATTGTGCCCTTAACGGGCTTAATTGTCTCAAATTGATTAGTAAGAAGTATATCAAAGTAGTTTCTACCGGTGGATAAAAGTTTTGTGGTTTCTTTATTCATACTAATAGTAACACGTCCGGTTCCGCCTAAAACCTCAGCAACGAAAGAATTGAATTTGACAGAAGCTGGATATTTTCTTATTTTAGCGGTTGCAACATAACCGTTTATTGGTAGCGGTTGTCCATCAAAAGAGTCAATCGAAAAAGATACAGAAAAATCTGTACCCTTTTCAATAGTAATTCCGGTTATTTCTTGGGTTGCCATGTCTTATCAGTTAGTAAACCCTACTTTATTGGCCTTGATCGCTGAACTTGTGAAGATGACATCTGTAGATAATTTTTGTAAAAATTCTACACTATAGCGGGGAATAGTAAAAGAATTTGAAGTGCTCGCCCCGACAGATGTTGAAATGCTGACTACAATTTCACCGCCGGTATCGTTGCAAATTCTAACACAGGTTGCCGAATTAAGACTTGTTGCAGATCCGGTTGTAGTTGGAGTTGAAACCTGGGTTTCAATTAGCTTTGTAATTTGCATTATTATAAATCATTCTTATGTATTATTTATAAATTCATCTACTGATCTCTTCCCAATCCACCGAACCATGTATACTAGAGTTACCTAAACTTGCTGCAGCCGCTAAAGTTAATTCAAATGGTGCATTTTTCAGGCCGTCTCTTTCTAGCTGAAATTTAAATAGGGCTTCTTTTAAAATATCTACAACAGTATTAGATTGATTTGAGGCACTGAGATACCCTGATGCTAAAACATGTCCTCCTGTCAAACTTTCGCCATTAATTTTATATTCAATTGAAGAGTTTATTCCAGAATCAATCCAAGTTCCACCGCTTGTTGTTCCTTTGGAAACAACTTTCCAATTGTAGTTAGAATTATTCGTAATACCCATAATGGACAATGCAGTGAGAATTACTATTGCATCTAATCTATTCGGTGTTGCTTTCAGTCTAATTGAAATAATAGGATATAAAATTCCGGCGACTGGTAGATTTACTGGACTTGTAATGGGCGTGCCGATGGTTTGTTGTAATCCTCTTAATTCATAACCACCCTCAGAAATTACGGTTGAACAAACTTGTTTCAATGTACTGGAACCGGTTGTAATTCCAGTATTAGTAATTTCATACCTTAAGGGTAAGCTAGCGGTTGTTATGTAAGTTGTTTGGATTTTATTTGCATGGTGAAAGGAATGTGCATGAATATATTTACCGTCTATTACAAATCCGGCTCTGACTGTTCCTTCCCCCAACCATTGAATATCGGTCCAGAAAATTTGAGCCTTAGAAATATCTAATTTAATTCCAGATGGATTAGATACTCCGGCCCCCGTTAAGGTGTCAATATTCCATGAAGACTGTGGAACTCTTGTTTCTGAGACTATTCCGGTGACATTACTTCTTTCCACGATATTTACAATATTTCCATCTTGTTCAAAATATATTCCATTATCATCTCCAAAATAACCAATTCTTTGGCGAAGATTTGGTTTTGGTGCATTCATAATTCCAGTATTTTCAATGGTTAAACCCTTACCTGGCTGATAAGAGATTACTTTAGTTGTTTCTCTTATTATTTGACTGGTAGAACCAGTACCAACCGTGAGATCAACCAGCCCCTGGTATTGATTAAATGAAAAAGTGCTACCTGCACCGACAACTATAGTTGACCATAAATTATTATCTCTATAACGGTGACTTGAATCAAATAAGGTTAAAGGGTTTGAAACCTTTAGCCTTCCAAATGCATCATATAAATTTTTACTTGGTTCATATAAATGGGACATTAGATTATTCTCCAACCATTTCTATAAATTACTGTTAATGAGCCATAATCATAAGCTAAAGTTACACTATCTTTTCCATCAATTGTATCTGTTCCAGACGGAATTAAAACTATGTAACGGTTGGGGCCATTAGAAGCCTGGCCCAATTCATCTTTGATTACATAACAAGTTCCATCCTCAGCATTAACAGGAAGATTAATCGTTACCGAACCTGGATAATTGACCCCAATATAATAATCAGTTTTTTGAATCGTATAAACATTTGAAGTTATGCTTATGGTTGAATATCTAACTCCACTACTTCCTGGGTCTGCTCCTTCCCACTTTTTGGTGTCGGCATTATACCTTAAAAACTTATTGCTAATCTTTACAGAATTTCTGTCTACATCATCTAGGAACTCTAGGCGGGTTTCGCCTCCTCCACCTAGAGTTGAAAGCTGTTGTTGTATTCTTACTAAAAATAACTGATAATGCTTTTGAAAAGCATCAACAGTCATAAAGGTTTGATCTAGAGGGGTTAATGGATCTTTATTTTTTACTTTGGCCGGCTCAGCGATAAGACCCAAAGAATTTTCATGCAAAGATTGGCTTTCAACTTTAGGCGTAGATTTTACAGCTTTAGCTTTTCTTTTTGGTTTAAATTCTTCACTTAAAGGTTTGACGAAAAAATCATCAAAAGAAGTAGAAATTATTTCTTCTACTTCTTGTTGTTGTATTTTCTTTTCTCTACTTACGGCCTCAAAAAATTCTTTGAGGTCTTTCATTCATCTTCAGAGCCGTTAAATAATGATGCAGATACTTCGGGAACCAATTCATCAATCTTATCTAGGGCCTTTCCAGATAGAATTTGTTTAATTCTATCGCTAATTTGAGCCTGTGAATCATCGGCTGCAATTAAATCAAGCAAATCTTGTTCGTCCATTTTGTTATATAATAACTAAGTCTATTTAGATTTCTCCTCCCTTGGGCATTTTTGGTTCAATGGGAACTTTACCAGATTGACCCTTTATATTATTTCCGGCCTGAGAGGCCACTACGGGGGCTTCTGGGGGGCTTACAGGGGCGTCCTGGGGTGCCATATTAGGATCTAACGGTAAACCAGTTTCGGGATCAATCGGGGCATTTGGATCTGGAATAATTCCATCCTTTATCTCCTTACTAATAATCTCATCTTGCTCAATAATTTCTTCATCAGTCTGACGAAGAATTTTCCGGCGTAGATAATCTTGCGAGAAATATCTTCCAACATAAGGTTCTGCCATAGTTACCATATTGAGCCGTTCAGTAAATAGCTCAGATTCCTTAAGTTCAGCAAAGTGATTATCGTAGAGGAAATCAAACTGAATGTGTTCAGCCATCTTTTTCCAATCTTCCGGTGTCACAATATTCTTTAGTTGAAGTTGTGTACCCAAAAGGTCAATAAAAAGTTGAGAAAATCTCTTGCGCAGTCTCCCCACAAATTTGGTAAACTTAACTTCATCTCTTAGAATTTCAGTTGAACGTCCCAGATTAAAACCGCTATCTCCGCCTATTCTAGTTTCGGGTACGTTTAGCGACTTATAGAGATTTCTTTTGAAATATTCTAAATCAGTTAATTCGCCGAGATTGCTGTTTTTGGTATAGACACCACAAGAAAGAGCGAAGGTGTGGTAGTTATGAATAGACTCATCAGAATCAATTGTTAAAGTACCCACTTCAATTTCATCATTTAGATATTCAATAAATGTAATGTGCCTGTTTATATTTTTAGCTACGGGAATCATACTCTGTCCTACTGACAAATCCTTTGCCTCAACAAAGCCAATATCGTAAATTGGGAATTTGTGATCGAGAGTGCAAACAATACTATCGCCATTATCAAGAGTAATTCTCATAACCTTAGCACTCTTTTGTGTAACACCAGCCCAAGAAATTAAGCCTGGGGCAAATTCACCAGTTGTTGGATGACAAGAATACGTCCAAAGTTTTTTACCATCTTTCATTTCAGACTCAATCTCTGAAATTGTTAGTTCTCTTCCATCCAGTAGAGATACCTTTGTATCCATTGCCAAACAGCCCGCAGGTAATGTATCAACTTCAGTACCTCTACCACCTTCACGTCTTGCAAACCAATAATCTTCCATAAGACTCATAAACTTACGGGAAGAATCAACTTCACCCGTAATATTATTATAGTTCATCTTATTACGATACCTTAGCATAACTTCTCGCAGGTATTGTTCAGCCTTAGGTTTCGGCATATTGCCTACGTCAATATAAAAAATTCTCTTTTCATTGCTTCTACTAAGACGATAAATTACAATACTATCTTCAATCATTCTGAGCTGATTGAGAATCTTAATTGCCTTATTGAGATAAGAAAGTGTGGTTCCTTTATTGCGATCAACTAAACCCGATGTGCAATAGGCAATGGATTCTTTTGTGAATCTAATTCCTTTTTCTGCGCCGGCTGACATATCTGCAGAACCAACCGGATAGGTTTGTTTAGGATTATAAACAAAATATTCTTCCAGTTCGGGAAATGCCATTTCATTTGGATTTTGGTCTCCATATATTTTTGGAGCCATATTATCACGCTTTTGCTTTTTAGCTTGTCTTACAAAACGAATCTTCATGGAATCAACATACCTAAGGTCTTGAATTCCATCAAGAGGTTTCTTGAAGTCAATTAGCTTATGATAATGTAACCTGCCGTCAATATACCAATTTCTAAATATTTCGTGAGACTTTTTATCAAAATCTAACATCTCAAGAATATACTTAAACTCTCTACGAATTGAGGTTTTTATGCCGTCACTGGCACTAAGATTTGATAATTCAATTTCAACCGGAGAATCATTAGTATCCGAGACAATCGCCTCATTTACAATATCTTCAATCGCAGTATCAACCTCGTGATGGAGTGACATTTCACGATACCGCTTGATTAAGTCAAATTCGGTTCTGTAGACGCCTTCAATGTCTACATAAGAACCAAAAAAGCCAGTAGTCAAATAATGATCAGAGCCGTCATCATTATTTGGTGGTACTGGCGATTGTAGATCCTTTAATAATTTCTTAGATTCATCTTCAATAGAAAACCCAAATAATTTAGCCATTATTAATTAATAATTTAACTGAGCTATTTAGCTTAGGTGATTGGAGAATTTACCTGATCAGTGATGCCGGTTGCATTTCCTGCGGTCCAGTGAGTCATATGAAATTCTACAGTAAAAGTTTGAATCTGATCAGTAGAATCCCAGCTTAAATCAATAGGACTCAGATTTGAGGGCCAGGCATTATGAAGAACATATGTACGGATGGGTCTAAAAGTTGAGCCGCTAGTTGCATTAGAAATAGTTGACGATTCAATACCGGTATCATAACCACGACCCAATTGTTTAACGTGAATAGCATTTGCCATATAAGAATCTGGCCGAGTTACGCCGGTTCCAGTTTCCATACGGTTAATTGCATTTGACCATGCCTCAAATGCAGTACGAATTTTGAAATTTTCGTCGTTCATAATTGTAACAGTCCAAGGATCGTAAGTTCTGTCTCCTGGAACTTTGAGGATTCTGCCTCTAAAATTGACATCCACTGGATTTACATTAGATGCCGGAATTGCTCCACCTTTAGCCATAAATGTAAAGGTTTCATTGTCCCAACCGGGGACAATAGTGGGGAATGCAGGAATGCTAAGCTCAAATAGATTAGCTCGGGCTCCTCCACCAGCAAGTTTGGATTTAAATGCGGTAATCGTTTTTAGTGTTGCCATTTTAGTTCTTAAACCTCTGTGTTAATGTTGTATTGATAAATCAGGCTCGGCCAATCACTTCATCAAAGCTTACTCCATTGCGAGTGGCAACGAAAGTAAGAGTGACGTAGTTGATGGATTTAACCGGTTTTAGATAAATATCAGCCCGGAACTCGTTATTATCAATTACCGCATCTGTATTGTTGCTGGTATCACAGATAACCCGGAAATCATAAACGCCACCTTTAGCCTGAATGTCTCTTAGGTAGGGTTCAACAATATTGATAAAGTTTGAGCGGGTTTGTTCGGTATTATTTTCAAATAGAGTTGCATTGGCAGTAGAGCCAAGAGCTTGTTCAACAGTAAGAAAGAGTCTACGAACATTAATTCTATCAAATGCAGAGGCATATCCAAGTGCAGTCTTGTCTCCCCATAAAGTAGGCCCGAAACCTGGAAGATTTACAACAGCATTTACACGAGCTGGGTATAGGCGATCTCGTTGGCTATTATCGGGACTATATGCTAGATTGATTGCACCATTAAGAACTCCACGTTGTTGTCCAGCGGGGGAGTTCCATGGATAAGCAATAATGCTAGTACGGATCATTAGACCTGCAATATCCGGATTGCATGGAATATAGCGATAACGATTATTAAAGCGGTCAAAGACATACTTATAACCAGAATCAAACACTGCGAATGAAGAACTGGATAGTGAGGTAAAGAACTCAATAACATTATTGGTTTGAGCTTCGGTGTCTGTTAGACCAACAACATCGGTTCTATGTGGAGAAATTGTTGCAATACAATCCTTTCTTTGATTAGCAAGTGAAATGAGTTGATTTGCCTTGGCCTGTGAGTCAATCTTATTGATATATCCTGGACCCATAATCAAATAATCCAAGGGATACTTATCCTTATTGGAGAATAGTTGATAACCCGAAATAATCTCAGCCAGAGTTGGCAGCATTCCACCATTAGCCCCGTAATCTTTACCACCTAAAAGTGAAAAGACCGAATTGCCGATAGAGCTGAAAGTTTTACTTTGAGTGGGACCATTCCATAGACCTTCGGCTACGGTTAGTTTTGTGAACCCTGAGCTAAATCCAGTTGGATAAACGGTTTCATTGTTACTATTATCTGAAGGATTGTCGCCAACATAAACATATGCAGAATTAGCTGCAATATAATCCTTCCAGAAAATACTTTGAGGTGCATTTACAGTAGAACGCGCATCAATAGCCTTGGAAAGATTTAGATGCTTCTCTAGCAAATTACCTTGAATACCAGTAATGTTACCAGTGTCGTCAACAACTACAACGTGAATTGCATCATTTTTACTATTTCTATCTAAAGAATATTGATTAGTAGACGGCTTAGCTGCAATAGACTTCCAGTAAATTGTACTGTTAGTGAGAGGAATCACCTGCTCATTATACCAATCCTTGGCATCGGTAACAGTTGCGATTGCAACATTAGCACCACTGTTGTTTATGATCCTAACGACGTTTGTGGCTAAAAATGATCTTAGTTGAGCACGTTCTGCATAGTTCACTTTGGTTTCAACGTTAGCCGAATCAACAACCGAAACAATTTTTACATCAACCGTACTGTTTCCAATACCAGTAACGATTGACTTGAGATAACCATTGAAAAGAGTCGTGGAGCCAATACCAGCAGATGGCTGATTTACTAGAGGTGTAGTGATACCAAATCCGGCAACAACTTGAGTGGCTGCAGCGCCAACCGTAAGAATTTGATCAGCCTTATCGTCAATAATTGCAACTTTTAGATTATTTGCCCATTCTCCTGGCGTCTTGGCTGCAAAAATATATGTCTTTACGTCGTCAGTGTGATTGAGACTGTAATCTTGGAAGTTCTTAATTTTTAGGTCAACTTGACCGACAGTTGAAACACCAACAATATCATGCTTAGAGTTGGCATTGACTAAATTACTACCATTGCTCCGGATGACGTTTAATGTTCCACCATAAGAGAGAAAAGAAGCCGCAGATAGCCAATACTCATATTGAGCATCTGTATTCTGAGGTTTACCAAAAACGTTAATTAAATCCTGCTCGGTTCTAACATTTACGGCTTCCTCTACTGGGCCAATACTAAAAGGACCGACGATTGCTCCAATATTGTCAACAATATTATCTACCCGTCCAACAGTTTGGTCAACTTCTCTAATGATATATCCGGGAGATAGTTGCGGAGTCGCCATATTTTATGCCTTTCATTAAGTCTTATTAGTATTTATATTATTGTTCATTTAAGAGGTATTTAATAGTTATATTCCCAGAAATAAGAAGCCGCATCATCATTATCAGCAGTAAACCATACGTTTCCATCCACATCGGTTGTTCCATCCTTTGCAAGAGAAAGGTATCTTTCGGTTATTTCTGGTAAAAGTTCGGCTGCTGGTGCAAACCCAAATGGTAAGCCCTCATTTTCCTCCATCTCTCTTTCGTGTTCTTCTCTTATATGTTTACGAATATCAGTTTCTGTCATTTCTTTGAAATAATCTTGAGTGACAATCCATGAGAAGAGGACTAAACACATTACAAGGTCGTCATTTTTACCTTCTTCTGCACTAAAGCTATTATATCTCGATACGAAAGTAGTAAGTTCACCGTAAATATCGGAATCTCTAATTAATAGCTTATCTTCTTCGATGAATTGTTTAAGACTCATGCAACCTTTACTTTTAACTGGCTTTGACATTTTAATGCCATACTTGACTCCTTTGCCTGAGAAATTTTGACCCGCAACTTGACCACCTCTACCTAAAGTTTTAGTCTGAATTACATTTGGATACCCATATTCATTGTGTAAAATGTCTGCAACGTGTGCATCATTATTGATTTCACATAATACATAAGCATTGTTATACGCCCTAGCAATTGGCTCAATAATATCTGGAAATCTCAGAGATGGGATATTATTATTTCTATATTTCGCGACAACTCTATAAGGTATTTGGGTTGCATCAAAAACAATAAAGGCTGAATAATCTAATTCAATTCCCTCTGCAATATCTACAGTTATTACATAGATTTTATCTGGTTGTGGTTCTTCATATACATCCAAAAGTTCCTGATTGCGTATTGGATGATCTAAAACCATATTAGATAGTTTTGCACCACTAATGAGTGTATCAGATGAGCCTAAAAATGCACACTCGTATTCTGCGTCCCAACGAGACTGACCAATATTTGCAATGGTCTCCTCTTTAAATGCGTTATCATATTTGTCTTGCCAATAAACTCTCATAGGAATATAATTATTCACCTGCTTTATTGCGTCATCCCACATTCTATAATAATGATTCATACCCGCCGGGGTTGAAACTATTATAACCTTTGATTCTTTACCAGATGTAATAGTTGGATAGACCGAACTCATAAATTCGTCTGCAACTTGGTGAGGTACGAAAGCAAATTCATCAAGAAAGATAATATTATAAGAACCACCCCGCACGGATGATGCCGAAGTTGAGGCTGAAAAGATTTTAGAACCGTTTTCTATTTCCAATGATGCTTTATTCCAAGAAATAACACCCTGTTGGAGCCATTTTGGAAGATTTTCGTAACCTTTCTGTAATCTACCAAGAAGCTCTTTGGCCGTGCTTGCTTTATTTGCGAGGACTGCAATATTTACGTTATCATTAAAAATTGCATAGTGAAGTAGAAAGGATACCACTGCAGTAGATTTGCCAACTTGACGAGGGCATAACACGATATTGAATCTGTTAGCTTGAAATGCCGATAGCATCCGCTCTTGAAAAGGATACATATTGAAATTTTGCAGCCCGTGGTCAAGGGTCACAATTTTCATATATTTCTTTGCAAAATAAATGGGATCCAAAGAGCATCTAGTCAATTCTTCTAACTGCTCTACGGTGAGATTAACTCTAGTGTTTGCTTTCTTTAAGAGCGGATTACCAAGATAATGTTCTTCAGCCATAATAAGTGAAATTATTGTAAGCTATTTATCAGCACTTCCAACGGCGTCTTGCTGCTCTTCCCCTCGCACGGTTCCAACCTCTAGAACGACTACAAAATCTCTTACGACGTTTTGCGGCCTCACTTCCAGGTTTAACATCTCCGGTTACAGGTGCCTTAAGATTAGATCCGGTTTCTCTATTATAACGGTCCCGCCCTTTTTGGGTTAAACCACCGCCTCTTGATACTGGAAGCTTTTCGCCTCTACCTACAGATAGACTCGGCCCTTCTTCACTTAAACCATTACGTTTTTTATCAAATAACTTATCATCATTTCTCAGCTTGGTTACAGTTTTATTATCTTCACTATTCTCCCATGGACAAGGCTTATATTTTGGCTCTTCTGGTTCTTTAGGTTGAGTTTCCTTTGACTTTCTAGAATTTGCAATGCGCTCTTTTCTTTTCGCGGTTTCTCGTTCTATTCGCCTCTTGTTTAAATTATCTCTAATTCCATCTAAGAATCCTTCATCTATAATATCCGTCTCTTCGCCAATTGTTTTATTATTGAGTAGATAATTTTTTGATTGCTTATTTGGAACTTGAATTAGAGGTTGGCCAACATTTTGACTACCCAATTTGTAGTTTAATACCTTTGCATCGGGATAAACCTTAAGAAGGGCATCTGTAACCTCTCTGCGATTTGGAACTCTAACTTGAGGAAAGAATAATTGAGAAGACATCATCTTTCCTCTCCACGAGAAAAGAATCTGCATTACTTGACCATTTTGAACGGGCAGCGTGGCCTCTTTGACGCAATTTGGAACAGTTTTACCACTCTTTTTCTTGGTTCCGATCATTTCATAGCCATCCCAGCAGGGATCCTTTTTCATTTTTTTGACTTCGGAAATAAAATCAAACTGAATATCATTTAGAAGATCTGCAACTGCCGTAGATTCTGATTGAGTATTCTCCATCTTCTTCAATCTACTATAATAATCAGGCTTTTCGGCAAGATGTTGTAGGGCTATTCCTTCGGCTTCTTCTTTATTATTGGTATGCTCTTTTTCAACTTTGGTTCCCATCTTCAACTGGTTCTGTATTTTTTCAACAGAAACTCCATGCTTTTCGGCAATTTTTTGAACACTTCTTACGGGTTTTGAGTCAGTTTCTTTCTCTTCGGGGTTGCTTGCATCCTCTTCATATAGTGAATTTAATATTTTATCAACGATTGACTCTTTAGTAAATTTAGGTAGAAGTGGTGTATTTTTTGTCACTTTACTAATATTGGGAACAGAAGATAGCTTACTTGTTGGAATATTTCTGACCGCCTTTGTACCTGGCTTGGGTTTGGAGTTTTTATGTTCTTCTGGATTAATTTTAAAGGAGGATTCCTCTATGGGTTCACCAGTATTCATATATTGAGCGGCATCGGTTGTATAATCTGCTGCTCTGGTAATTTTGGATTGAATCCAGGCGGGAATTTGTTGATCTTTGGACTTAATTTTGGATTTTAATAGTCTAATATTCTTCTCAATAGTTTCTAATTCAACATTGGACATATAACCTTCAGTATCTTTCTTCATTTAATTTGAATAATAGAGAGCTTTTTAGTATTTATGTTTCTTCGCTAAATTGTTTCTTTATCATCTTTAATGCTTCTGCAGTTGTTCCGGTAAAAACTACATTATTTGTAGTAACACTTGATGGGCCTTTAGGTCTGATGTCTTCAATATCCTTCATCTTTTGTTGAAGATTGATCAATTTGTCAGCAGCATCTGAAACACTCTTAATAAGATGGCCAACGACCTCATAGCCTCTGGCTGTATCAAGTTCTTGAGCGAGTTCTAGAGCATTTTGAATAGCCTCTTGACCCTTTTCTATAATACTATAGTAATTTTCTCTTGAATACTTATAATCGGTTTCAATATCTGTGACTGTAGGTTTTGCCACTGGCTCGGACTTGACAATCTCTACATCTACATCAACAGTATTTGCAATGTTAAAAGTATCATTTAACTTGGTGAATTTTTGCGTTCTAGTCATTGTTTAGCTCCTTAAAACTTGTTAAATGTAAATCCAAAACTATCATCATAAGGTATTAGAGAATTGTCTTCTAAGGTAATTCGCTTGACCTCAGACCCATTTGGATGAACTTTTATTGGGGTTCCATCTTGTCCTCGCTTAACTTTTATTTTATTATTATCCTTACTCTCAACTAACATTTCTTCGTCACCAATATCAATATAAGAATTTACTACTATATTGCTAGAATTTAAAACTTCAATAACAACATCAGTTATAGAGACTTCTTTTGTTAAAGTGGTTTCAACAATACCTGTATAGTTTTGAATTGCCCTTGGGGTACTCTCTAAAACTGCATCTCTTATGGGAGATTTGGCTAATTCTCCGGCAACAAGTCCAATAGAAACTTTTTTGATTATCTGAGAATCTAAAGAATTAGATGAAACTGGCCCAAAAATATAAGTTTTTACAGTGAACTTTAAAGTACAAATGAGGGCACGCCTTTCTCTGAAATCACCTTCATAGGTATCTGAGGTTGAGATATTATCTAAAACAATATCTAAATCTCTTTTCTCGGTTATTGAATCTAATAAGGTAACACTGACCTTTAAATTTGGTTGAAAGTATGGTAAAATTTGCTCAACAATTTGGAACATATCATCACTGTGTTGTGTCATTATGCTCAGCTCATAATTAATATTATAAGGTGCCGGCATAAATGTCATTCTCATTGCATTATTATTAATATCTTTAGAGCAAAAAGAAGTAGTTGTAGTTACCTTTCGGGAAGAATCATAACTTATGCCAATCAATTCATATGACATCCTAGGCAATGTAATTTGAATGGGCTTATTGAGATCCGGTACTTCTTTTAATCTGGCTAAAAACTTTTGAGTTGGTCCATATGCAATTGGGACCTTTCCTTTGAAAAAGATTTTGCCTTCTTCATTTCTCTGCTGTATCTGAATATTATTGAAGAGTGTGCCAAAAATTATACTAGCTTTACGGATGGTTTCGTTGTAAAAATAATCAAACATTAGAATTCGCCGAATGGGTTTTTAATTGTAAAATCAATTATAGTTTTAGATTCTTCTTCAATATCTATGTTATCTGCATATTTATCTGATATATTGTCTCCATAACTTGGAATTTCAATTTTGTAAGTAGCACCACTTTCTTGGCCAGTTATAGTCTCACCTTGACCAAAAGTTCCGGTTGGATTAGAAAGTTGTAGAATACCTGAAGGCTTATCCCAACTTTTGACTCTTGCGGTTATACTGGATGCACTACCGGTAACAACCTCATTATAAATGTAAGTTCCATAGCCAACGAATACTGGATCGGATATGACAACTCTGGGTGCTGTTGTGTATCCTAACCCAGCATTGGTTAGTTGAATTGAGGTTATTTCGCCATTTTGAACATTTGCCTTTGCCACTGCTGGTTGTGAAGAAATCCCAACAAATGAGACTGTAACTATTCCAACATAACCGCTTCCACCATTAGAAACACTGATAGAATTAAGAACGCCATCGCCTAATGTTGCTAATGCCTCAACACCCGAGCCGCCGCCACCATTGAATAACACTGAAGGTGGTGTGGTATAGCCAAATCCTGAATTTATTATATTGACAGCCTGAACTCTTAACTTATCTGGATCTGGACCACATATGTCAACAATACCACCAATCATTTCAGCAACACCTGTTGCGGTTTGACCGTTAGCCGGGGCAGTTCCGAATGTTACAGTTGGAGAGGTGCTAAATCCGTAGCCTCGGTTTAGCATCGTTACAAATCTAACTCCACCATTTACAACATTTGCGGTTGCTATTGCGCTTGAACCGGAACCAACCATTACATAAGATTGAATGAAACCTTCATTCTCAACATTATCGTCAATAATATCAATATTTGTATTAATGACCTCATTCTGATAACGAAATAGTTCACAATTAAGACTATAAGTATATGTTTTTCCTAACTGATAAAAGGGCTTTTCGTGCTCAACAAATTTTATCTCAAAGATTCTGTCACCCAATGGAAAATATATTAAATCACCTTCTTTGGGTCGGGTTGACAGTTCAACATTTGGAAGTCTTTTTATTAGCGGGGCAATATATGTTTCAAATCTTTCTCTGGAAATAGTTATAGTTAGGTCATTCATCGGTTGAATGCCAAATTTGGTCATCAAAGTTCCAGCCCCTTCATAACCATCATAAGTTTCAACATATGCTTCTATAGGATAGGCATTATTAAATTCCGACTCAATAACCTCACGAATCACACGCTTTTTTGTGAGATAAAACCTCGGTAGATAGAAAACATCTACGCCGTAGATTTTAATAGATTCGTTGATTAGATCCTGAAGGAACCCTTGTTCTACTTTTGAATCGTTATGAAAGAAAGGATTGAGCATGATTAACCGATAAGGTCAAATGGTGGCATTTCATAGTCATATGTCATTCTTTCCATTATATTGTCAATTTCTCTTTGGGCATCGTCATAAATCTGACGGCCATTAAATTCTACTCCACCGGGTAGTTTCATTCCTTGATATTTAATCAAGTTTTGTCCCCATTGGCGTTTGATAATGGCGGTTGCATATCGTTTGACAAATGAATCATTCCACACCTTATCAGATTCAGAAGGATCCATTGCCCTATAGCAATCAATAACGATATAATTGCCGACATCAACATCGGACCAATTCATATCAATATACAATTTATCGCCTCTTTTATTGAATCTGACAACCTTTTCCGGGTTTAAAATCCAGTTAATATCTTCAAGATACCTTTGAACCATCGTATAAGAAAGGAGTTCCATTGAACCCCAATAATATAGATCATTTAGAAATAGTTGATACTTGATATTGAAAAGGCCACTAGAAAGCGTACTTCCCATAGAAAAATTAAATATCTTATTGACTCCAATTATATGTGGAGGAATCTTGATATAATTTGCAGTCTCTGAAAAATTGTAACCGTCAATTGATGTTGTTGCAATTCCAACTGGACCCTTAGATCTATCAACATCTTCTTGTCTTATTTGGTATTTGAGATATGTTTGCATAACACCATCAAAATGACGCTCTTGAAACAATTGTAGAGCATCATCAATCAAATCATCTAGTTGTTCATCTGCAATAGCGATATTAATTACAGGAGCACCCAATTGGCGCAAACAATAATCAATTAGTTGTTGACGGCTAGCAGGTTTGGCCATTATTTATTTTAGAATAAGCACTACTACTATGTATAACGGTTATTGAAATTTACTTAAAACTGTTTTTAAAAGCTCTTTGATTTCGGTCATATCATCTTTTAGAATATCAAGTTCTTCTTCAATTTTTTCAACTTTAGTTTGTTGGAGCTTTTTAATTTGTGCTGTCAATAAGTATTTTTCATACTCGCTTCTGTTACTATTTAATATGGCATTAGTTTCTGTGTCCCTGATTAAATCGGGGTGTCCTTCAATTTTAGAATGCATCATTAATAGGAGCCAGCTAGGGCAATGACTCTCAGGTCTTTAATTCTTGGTGGATATGCTTGATTAGTAGAAGAGCCAACTAATTTAATACTATAATAACGGAAGGTCGGTAGATTGTCAACTGTAAAGACGTATTCTTTATATTTAACTTGGTTTCCTACAAATCCAAGAGAATCATCTTTAATGATTTTAATATCAGACACACCACTATTTTTTGATGGATTTATAACTTTATTATTAGAATTTAGATTATCATAACCAGGAAACGGATAATATACCAGGGCTACATCTTTAGTATTAGTTACAGAATATAAACATTTAATTTCGTTGAATATGTTAATGTGGCCAGTTAAATAAACTTTAATTGCATTTGCGGGCAATTCAAGTTCAATTGGAACATTTGCATAAACAAATGCTGATGGGTCTTCTCTTAGAGTTGATACTCTATCATCTGTGACAAAATCTGTAATTAAATTGTCAACCCTATTAGAGGTGAAACTCATTGCAACTCTCTGGAGTTCAATAGCCGGAGACACGTAAGAATTTTGTGTATTCAATTGCATATTGAGTGTTAGTGACTTGTTGCCAATAAGAGAACTTAAATTCTGATTTTCGTTCACTTTGGATGCCACAATTCTTGTGGAATTTAAATAATTATTTTCATTTAGTATAATGTCCGTAAACCCAGAATCAACATATGACAACTCGTTACCACCGATGCTCGTCCCGGTTACAGACCGCATTTTTGTGGATATATTTGTTTGAGGTAATACTACCGCATCTACTATGGGATGAACAATCTCAAATGGAATATTTTGAGTAGCCTGAACATTGGGGCCACCTGCAGATTTTTCCAAATTGAAGAATAATCTACCCAAAGATGACCCTGAACTCCTATCAGTCATTCCCTGTGGCAGGGTTGGAGTGGTTGTGGTATTAGTAAAATCTATTTTAAGTTTATAATAATCTAGCCCAATTGAATCTGGTTCGGTGGAATTGCTTAGAATATGTTCTTTATTTATTCTTCTTAATGAAACGCCATTTAACTCGTATTTCATAACTGGTGTCAATGTGGCATATTGACTTGCTAAAGTTTGGTCTATTTGACGAGTGATTCCCGTTAAATTATTGCCAGAGATTCCGGTATATGCAATAATTTCTTGTCCTATTAGGACATATCCAGGATTTGAAACCGATACGGCTACATTCTCAAATATCGTAAAATTAGATGAATCTTGAATTGCGATATTTCCGGTCGCAGTGTTTGTATAAACGGTTGTTAGCTTTGTGGCATTTACGTCACTGGAAACACCTCTTAAAATTACTTTATTGACGTTGGAGTGCATACCATGATTTTTGTGAGCCACTTTAATGTGTTCTCCATTTTCAACTACCACTAAACTGTTAGGGAACGCTTTAGTTGAATTTGAAAAATAAATATCACTTATCACACCAGAGTTATTGACATATGTTAGGGTATTCGCTAAATTTCCGGTTGAAAATTCTCCTTGAACATTATTGATTATCAGTTCGTTGACTCCCGCTACACTTTGAACTGAAAGTTGTAAATTTAGTCCTAGACTTGAGCTACCAATTTGGGGTGCAGTTAAAACGTCTCCAATTAAATAACCATTTCCACCACTAAGAATTGTGGCGCCAACTGCAGCTACTGAACCGTTTGTAATGGTAATATTTGCGGTTGCATTTCTTCCGCTACCTGTTAGAGGTGATAACGGGACGTTATTGAAGGTGTGTGTACCCGATGATGGCGTATAACCTATACCCGCATTGATAATTCCTAAAGTATTTGTGGCAGACCCAGCCGCTCCAACATAATTACCTCTACCCGTTGAATTAGCCTGAGTTACAGTATTTCCTGGAGTTATATTAGATGCAAGTGTAGTAGCACCTAGCCCAATTCGGATTTGTCTAGAATTTATTTCTATAGGATTATTAACTAAATTTGCAATTTGACGATTTCCAATTGAAAGTTCTGGATTGTAAAAATTAATATCTCCAACTGATGATTTAAAGTTAGCTCTATAGAGAGTAAATTTTAGATCATCGCTTTGAATTGGTGTCCAAGTTGTTCCATTTTGTGATTTAAAGAGCGAGCCAGAAAGGGGCTGCTTGGCGACAAAAACACCGCTAGTGGAGCTGGACACTAAATCCTTTTCAGTTAATCTTGAAATGTGAACAAGATATTGATCGGAATTTGATAGCAAACATATACAATGAAATTCATCACCTTTTAGGTAGACTGGCGAGTCAAACGTAACCCTAGTTGCCAAAGACCCATCATTAGAAGTTGAAATTTTATCCGGAGTTAAGACTACTTCTGAATGGCGATATACCGAATCTGTTGGCAACCCATACTCTAAAGGACGCAATTGAATGGTTACGGGTAAATCTATGTCCTTACTATAGAAAAATAAATCTAAAGATGTTACAAAATAACCACTATTAGGTTTAACATAAAAAGATTGGGCAATAGGATCTACTAATTTCATTTATTTTTCTAATCTTATATTCTATTTATTTACCAGCAAGGCGCCTGGCGGCAGCGTTTAGTTGATTTAGGTCGGAGACGCTATTAATCTTTTTAATTCCGGCTGCGGCTCTCAACTGTGCAACACTAAATGCTGTTCTATTTTGTGAATTAATGCTATCAACCAATCGCTGTCCTTCGGCAGATTCTGTAATATTCTTACTGCGAATATCAATAACGCCATCTCTCCATGGTTCTGGAGTTTGCACAGTTGGCGGTGGCGCCGGAACGGCGATTTGGACCACAGGTTGAGTATATTGGGGTGGGTTTGGTGGAGTTTGAGGGGGTTCATTCCTGACTATATTTTCCTCAATAGAGTTGAGTCTACCTGAGGAGTAATATTTTTCCTCGGAAAAGGTTGTGGCAACCCCATCAATTAATGAGTTTGTGGAACTATTTGTCAGTCTAAAAACTCTCGTCCCACTCTCAAATGATGGATTTTGTGGTATATTTCTATCTGGAATAAACATACAGCCGATAGAGTCGCCAGAGCTATCGGTTAATATTTTTATGTCAACGTTAACTCTAGCCTCTGCACCAGAAGTTTGCCCCTTAAGAGTCATACCAGAATCAATATAACCACCAAAATTTCCTTGAACCATATTAGCCAGACTATACGTGTCAACATTCAAAACCGTGCTGGTAGAAGAATAGTTTTCCGGAACAAGTCTATCAATTGAATAAGGATTTTGTTTGTATGTCACGGTTGGACTATCGTAGGGGCCAAATTTATGATTGCTCTTTGCACACCTAAACCTAATTTGCGCTCCAGTATTAACGTTAGTTCCCGCAATAACTTCTCCATGATTAAACGTTCCACTAATCATGGTTATCTCAATTAGTTTGGGAATTATGAATCTATCAAATGACCTACCGTCAAAATATGAATATAATCTAGTAAATGGTTTTAATCTCTTTGCCGTAAATTCAATATTTCTAGAGCGAAGATATGGTACGATCTGGCTACTAAGAAGGGTGTTACCTCTAGCCCAAATGTTAGATACCGCATTCCACAAGACTGGATTTAGACCAGTTTGCTGATCATAACCCAGTGCTAGAAGTTGTTGAGGTGTTGGAGTGTAGTTAGAGATTGCCGTAACAACTTTAGTTGAAACTGTTACTTGATCTGCCCATACATCTGATGAGGGATATAGTATAATAGTACCACTAAAGGTATTATTACGATAAGAAGCAACATTGTCAACTCTAGTTGAATATGGTTGGACGAGTTCTACAACCTCATCGTAATCTAAGGTGAGGAGTTCTCCGGTCTTTTTGACATTTGAACCTATTAGGTCATTTGAAAATCTTAGGTCTACGAGAGTATCTGCAACTGTTCCGATACCAACGATGGAATTTGATGCAATAATGAGGTCCAATTCTGTAGTATAATGACTGGGACGAAGTTCTTTATTGTCAATATCAATACTATTTTTTATAATGGTATCTTTTTGTTGATTGGATGTTGTTGTGAAATTATCAACAAAGAACCCGGATTTGAATCTATTCAGCCCGGATTCATCGGGAATAAAAAGATTGGAAGTATCTGTTTCTAGTAAAGTCAAAGAGGTGTAGTATTCTAAACTTGAAATTCTATCTTCAAGATTCTTAATATCCTCCATTCGGTATCTCTTGTGAGATACGAGTTCAACATTTACTCCTTTATTGTCACAAAGATATGCTGGTAAATATATTGATGCAATCTCCAGAGCGCCGTCCACGGAATTTGGTGGTTGCGGTAGTTCCGCTGGAACACCGGTTACTAATTGTATTTGATTGTCTTTGGTTAAAAATAGTTTATCATAACGGGGCAAATAGAATGAATAATCAAGACTAATAGATTCATCTGAGGCTAAAATATTTTTGGGATTAGCTGAAATGTTAGAAAAATCTCTACCTAAAAATTCAAACGGTGATCTAGAGTTTTCTGTGATGTTATACTGAGAGACTCTGGGTCTTACGTCTATAATATCAGAAAGAGGAATTCCATCAACTTCTTGTAGATCACAATAATCAAAATTGGTATAAGAGTTTGCTGTTACAATGTCACCCACATCTGAGTTTAAATAATTAGCAGACTCAAATACTACCGTTATTCTTTTATTAGGCTCCTTTACATTCGGACTTCTTGTAATTTTTGAATAATCATAAATTGTTGATTGCTGTCCAGATTCAAATATAAAATGTGATGTTATGTTAGAATCACCACTCTCGTTTGATACAATACTCGCGGAGGCGCCAGTCTCCTGGAATGTAATGGTTTCATTCACCACAAAACTGGAGGAATTTAGATAAACAAAATTAATTTCCAGGTCATTAACTGCCCTGACGTAAATTCCAACGGCCTTAGATAATGATCCAATAAATCTTTCACCAACAAGAAAGTCGCCTGTTTTATTTGTTTGACCGGTAATAGCGGATAATGTTAATTTTGGTAAAGACGGGGAATTTATAGTAGAAGATTCAAATACTCCATAAATTTTAGTAACATCTGGAGAAAGTAAACATATATCTTTATCTTGAACTCTTGAGCCATATGGATAATTACCATAGGTTAATCCATCATTCAGTGAACTGATGCCTATACCAGATGTATTATATTTGGATTTGTCAAATGTTACAATATTGACCCTATTTTTATATTTTACCTTTTCTTTAATATTTACTCTTCTTAATGTTGCAATAAGTCTTGCAGTTGAATTACTACCCAGACCACTTATAGTCAAAGTGGACGAACCGCTACCATATGAGAATTTATCTGGACTAAGTGGTTCGGTAGAACCATCTTCTCTTATTAATACATAGCGTTCCTCATCAAACGGCAAGAAAGTCTCGTTTACATCTGCCGAAATCGGACCAACAGCATTAGACGAAATGTTAACATTAAATTGCCTTCTGATTACCAAATTAGATTTTGAAAGATTTACATTTGATACTTTTT